ATGCAAGGCACCTTCTTTATGATGGAGGCGGTCAACCTTTTCTGCGGGGATCACGATCCTACGAAAAGCAAGCACCTCACACTTTCCGAACTGAAGCTCCCCGATCTGCAGGAAATGTATGCGGATCACCACGCCGGCGGCTCGATGGTCGCGGTCGAAATGCCGGTCGGCATCGAAAAGCTGGAACCGACATTCAAGCTCAACGGTCACGATCCCGACCTTCTGGTCGAGTTCGGCCTGAATACCCGATTCCGCAATATGTTCACCGCCTATGGTGTGGTGCGCGACCAGCGGACAGGCCGGGCCATTGAGAGCAAGGCGATCATTGAGGCCCGCTTGGGCCGGGTCGCCCCTGACGCATTCCAGCGCGGCGAAATGCAGGGGCATGAATACGCAATGAACAGCGTCGTCCACTATGAGCTCTGGTTCGATGGTGCGCCCAAGATCGAGTGGGACTTCTTCACGAACGTCTGGCGCGTCAATGGCGCAGACCAGCTTGCCGCTGAAAACCGCATCCTGCGGATCACCGGCAACTAAGGCCGAAGGCAACTGATACCGAAACAGCGCCCGCCCCTGCCACACGCCGGGGCGGGCTTTTCTATTGCCGCCAAACACACGCAAGGACCGCCGACCATGAATGCGACAAACGAAGAAGTAAAACCTGTCGGGGCCGAACAGCCCGTCACAGCACCACACCCGCGCGAGGAGCGCCCCAAGTGGCCAGACGCCACCGTAGCGCTTACGCATCCCGTAAAGGGCGCAGACGGCGAGGATATTACGGCCCTTACCTTTCTTGAGCCTGATGTAGAGGCACTGGAGCGCCTTGAGGACCTGGACGTGCAGGATGGCGAGAGGATCAAGATCCGACATCTGCGCTATATCGCGGCGGCGCTCTCGCGCCAGCCCGACGAGGTGATCAAAAGGATCAATGCGCGCGACTTTGCCAAAGTCACCGAGGCCATCACGCCTTTTTTGGAATACGCCGTCAGGACCGCACAAGAGGCAGAAACGTCCTGATCTATGCCGCCATCGTCAAGCAAAGTGGCGACCGGATCGTCGCCATTGTTGCTTCGACGTTGAACACGCCATTCGACACCTGCCGTCGCACCCCGATTTCTTTGCTTCTGCGCATGTTTGCGCAGGCGGAGCAGATCATTCTCTCCCGGAGACGCTAAATGTCAACGATGACCTCCTCACTGATTGTCAGGCTGATCGACCAGGTTACCGGCCCGGCAAAGGGGGTCGAGCAAAGTCTCCGGGGAATCAATCGCGCCGGCGGAGCCACCGGTGCCGCCCCGTCCTTTGCTGACAACATGGCGCAGGCGCAGGCTCGCGTCGGCACAGCGATCGAGGCGAACAACCGAGCGATGGACGCTGCGCGCGGGCGCATGGTGGACGCCGTTGCCGGCTACTACCTGCTTGACCGGACTATTGGCCGGACCGTCCGCGTTGCTGCCGGCTTTGAGGAGGCAATGATCAACGTCGGCGTGATTTCGCGCGCGAATGAGGATCAGCTTGCCGACCTAAGCCAACAAGCCAAAGAGCTTGGCCGCACAACCATGTTTACGGCGTCCGAGGTTGCGGACGGCATGGGTTTTCTCGCAATGGCGGGCTTCAATGTCGATCAGGTCATGGGGTCTATGGAAAACACCCTCAACCTCGCGGCCGCAGGCAACATGGAGCTTGGTCGGTCTGCCGACATCGTCTCGAACATTCTGACTGGTTACGGCAAAGATGTCGAAGATCTAGAAAAGATTTCCGACATTCTGGTCGGCACGTTTACGCGATCGAATACAAGCCTCGATCAGCTGGGCAGCGCGTTCACCTATGCCGGCCCTATTGCCGCGGCCGCGGGTATGGATTTTGCCGAAACGGCGGCTGTTCTGGGGCGCCTTGGCGATGCAGGCTACCAGGGCACCCTGGGCGGCACAGCGCTGCGCGGTGCTATCGTCCGGCTCCTTGCTCCCACCAAGGGCGCGGCGGCAGCCATGGATGAACTGGACGTTTCGCTGTCAGACATCATCGAGGACGGAGAGGATCTGGACACTGAAATGGCTGGCGTTGCCGAGGCCATGAAGCAGATCGGCCTGACCGTCACGGACTCGGAAGGGCGCATGCTCGCCTTTGCCGACATCATGCAGCAGCTCGAAGGTCACGCGGATGATGTTGGGCTGATGGCATCCTTGTTCGGGCAGCGCGCCGGTCCGGCAATGGCGGCCCTTCTATCGCAGGGGTCAGACAGTGTTCGGGAACTGACCGATGAACTGGATGCACTCGACGGCGAGGCCAAGCGCGTTGCCGACGCGCGTATGGAAGGCTTTACCGGGCAGATGAGAGCTTTCCGCTCAGCGGTTGAAGGCGCACAGATCGCAATAGGCAACGCGCTGCTTCCGGCTCTGACAGAACTGATCTCGACCTTCACACGGCTGATCGGGCCTGTGACCGAATTCCTTGAGGCCAACCCTAAGCTAACGGCAGCGATTGTCGGGGCAGCCGCGGCCATGATTGGCCTCAAGGTTGCGGCGGCAGGCCTGACCTTTATCGGATTGCTTGGCAAAGGCGGTGCTCTTTCCCTATTGGCAGGAGGCTTGCGCGCGATCACCTTCCTGGGCACGCCGGTTGCCGGGTTTTTTGAGACTCTTCGGATGCGAAACGCTCTCGCGGCCCGATCACTTGGGCGGACGCCGTCGGTCCTTGAACGGATCGGCGACGCCACGCGCGTTCTCATCCGGCGCGTTCCAGGCGTAGGGCTGGCATCCAAGGCGCTGGGCGGCGTCGGGGTCGCGTTGGCCGGCATTACCGCGCCAGTCTGGATGGGCATTGCCGCCGGCGCGCTCGCGTTGGGAGCGGCGGGCATCTGGCTTCACAAGAACTGGGAGAAGGTGTCGGCCTTCCTGTCCGGATTCGGTCGCCGGATCAAAGAGGAGTTTGCCCCGGCCCTGGAGTGGGTCGGCGAGAAGTGGGGCCAGCTGAAAGAGGCGCTCGGTCTTGATGCAGTCTTTGAAGCTATCGGAGCAAGCCTGACTGGCGCGCGTGAAAAGATCAGCGACTTTTTCGAGTGGATCAAGTCGTTTTTCAAGCGTGAGGTTCTGAGTGACGAGGACAAAGCCGCTTGGGGCGATGCGGGTGAAGGCGCAGCCGACATGCTCATCAATGGGGTGAAAATGGTTTTTACCAAGTTCATCCCGTGGGTTATGGGCGGCTGGGCATCTGATTTATTTCAGGCGGTAGCGGGGATCAGCATATACGAGGCTGGTCAGAAGATGGTCGATACCCTCAAGCAGGCGTTCTTCGACTTTCTCGATTGGCTGCGTGAACTGCCGGGCCGGATCCTTAGCGCCATTGGCAATATTGATCTAAGCAGCATCATTAACTGGCCATCCCCACCCGCTTGGTTCACGAACAGGCCCTCTTGGATGGGCGGTAGCGGCGGAACCGGTAACGACGTGTCCGGCCATCGCGCGCGCGGCGGGCCAGTCTGGCCCGGCGGCTCGTTCCTTGTCGGAGATGGTGGCGAGGAGGAGGTCTTCACGCCGAATACCGGCGGGCAGATCACCCCCCTTTCTGCAATTGAGCGCCGTGCTGACGAGTTGATGCAAGGCATAGGCGCCTCAGCATCTACCTCGTCGCGCGCGGCCGGCCCAGTCAACGTGTCGATTGGTGACATCATCATTAAAGGCGCCAGCGATCCTGCGGAAACAGCGCGGCAGGTCCGTGACATGCTATCGCGCGAGATTGAGGCGGCGCTGCGCGGCGTCAATGCAGATATGGGGGTTCGATCCTGATGCTTTACCTTCTCGGTGCCCTCAAGATCGAGGTCGCCCCGTTTAATGTTCACGACGTGAGCGAAAGCGGGGCGACCGACTTCGCGGCCAAGGCCGTGGTCGGCGCAGAACCCCCGCTTGAATATGTCGGCGAGGGTGCGAACGAAATAACGCTCAACGGCCGACTATTTCCGGCCGCGCTGGGCGGTGGGTCCGGCCTTACGATCTTAAACGCCATGCGAACAAGCGGCCGACCGCAATTCCTCATGCGCGGCGATGGTCGGCCGCTCGGCTGGCAGGCCATTCTGTCTACCGATGCGCGCTCGGAATATCTGGACGGTCGCGGGGTCGGGCAGCGGATAGATGTATCAATCAAGCTGCGCCGGGCATCCGCACCCTCGGCGGGCGTGTTCTTCTCGCTTATGCAGGGGCTTCTCCGATGACCGAAAAAACAACGATTGAGCCGGTCACGATCGAGGCCGAAGGCATATCCGTCGCCGGCCTGATCTGGCGGCGGTTTCACCGGCCTATGCCGGGGCTTGTAGAGGCAACACTCGCCCTCAATAGCGGACTGGCCGCGCTGGGCGAATACCTCCCTGTCGGGACCGTCGTTCAAATCCCGATTCCGCCAAAACAGCAACAGGAGCCGGAACTCAAACCGGCCCGCCTTTGGGACTGATCCATTATGCGCGCGCTTTTCTCGGTCATCGTTGCCGGAACCGACGTCACATCCCGCTTTGCCTCCCGGCTTGAAAGCGTCTCGGTATCCGACCGCTCCGGGCAGACGAGCGACACGGCAACAATCACGCTTGATGACCGCGACGGGCAGCTTGTCCTTCCTGCGCCAGGCGCCGCAGTTGAGATTATGCTTGGTTGGGAAGGCCGCGGATCAGGTCCAGTTTTTTCGGGCGTGGTCGATGATATCCGGGCGACCGGCGGCCGCGGCGGCCGCTCACTCAATATAACGGCCAAGGGAATGGATACACGCGGCCCCGCAAAGGAACCGATGCGGATGCATCTTGACGATGTAACCGTCGAAGAGGCCATGGAGAAGATCGGCAAAAGGGTCGGCCTTGAAGTCAAAGTTGATGGATCCCTCGCGCAACTTGTCCGACGATACATCGCCCTTGATGATGAAAGCTTCGCGGCCTTCGGCGAGCGCCTTGCGAAAGAAGTCGGGGGGACGTTCAAGATTGCCGGGGGTAAGGCAATCCTCGCACGGCGGAACGGCGGGGAAAGCGCCAGCGGCACCACATTGCCGACAGTTCGCGCGGCATGGGGCGAGAATCTGCACAGCTACGACATTGCGCCTATCCTTGGCCGGAATGCAGAAAAGGCGACCGCTGTGCGATACTATGACCGTGCTGCGGCCGCGTGGCAGATTGTAGAGGCGGCGACAGGCACGCCGAATGCCAACACGCGACGGGTTGCCCTTACACGCGCACCAGACGAGCCTAGCGCCCGCGCGCAGGCAGAGGCCGACGCCGCCGAGGCCGACCGCAAGAGCGGGGAAGGACAGGTTGTCATTGAAGGCAATATAGACGCGCAGCCCGAGGGCCTGTGCATCGTCGCAAACTGCCGCCCTGGCATAGACGGGACATACCGCATTGAGGGCGTCAACCACGAGTATTCCCGAAGCGGTTTCACCACAACGCTAGAGCTGAAACAGCCACAGGGGACGGCTGGAAAAGACAGCCGCTAAATCCACCCAGTAACAACTGCCACACAAGGCCCGCTCGCGCGGGCCTTTTCCTATTCATGGAGGCCAAGCGCTATGAACATCATCCCGAAAGACTGGTTGCCTGATTGCCGCATGGACAGTGTAAAAGTCCACTGGACGGCTGGCGGGCACAAAGCAAGCCCAACTGATCTGCGCGCCTATCACCTGCTGGTCGAGGGGGATGGGAAATACATCAAGGGCACGCCGTCCATTGCCTTGAACTCCGGGTCTCTCAAGACGGGATATGCGGCGCACACGCTGAATGCGAACACGAACGCAATAGGCCTGTCCATGTGCGGCATGGCCGGTGCGATCGAGCGCCCGTTCAATCCGGGACGCGCGCCACTCACCCGCATCCAGTTCGAGCGCGCGGCACAGGCAGCGGCAGAACTGTGCGCAGCTTATTCAATCCCGGTCACGCGCCGGACGGTTCTATTCCATGCGGAAGTTCAAGCTACGCTCGGAATCGCGCAGCGGGGAAAGTGGGATGTCATCGTCCTGCCCTTCGATACAAGCATTCGTGGCGCACACGCGGTCGGGGATTATTTCCGCAAGCTTGTTTCTCGCGCGCTACACAAGGGGTTAGGCGGCGGCGCCGACCTTTCGGGCCTCACCCCCTCACCTGACGATGAGCCCATACCAGAGGGCGCGCAAGGACGCGTGACGGCAGCAACGCTGAACTTTCGGCGCGGCCCAGGAACAAAGCATACGGCCACAGGATCGCTGCCCGCAGGGACGATTGTCACGATCAATGAAGTTGTAGGTGAGTGGCTGAACGTCACCACACCTGCCGGCCACACGGGCTTTGTTTCCCGGCAGTATGTGGCCGTTTTCGATGGCCCACCTGCGGAGGAACCGAGCAAGCCCGACCCTATCCGCGACAAAATCGCGAAGGTCCGCGCGCTCCTTGATGAAATTGAAGATGATCTCGCGCTGTAGCGCGCGATCGTCAGCACACCCCACTACCCCCAAAATCCTAAAATCGGAGAAACAGACCATGTTGCGCTATGTGAACATTGCTACCCTTCTTGCGGTGGCCTTCGCCACCATTTCCATACTGATCATGCTGGTGATCCCGGCCTTCGCCTCTGGTGCCGATGATACATATGTAAGCCTGGGTGGCCTGATCGACGCCGTGCGCCCTGTCGTCCTTGAGTTGGCCGGGGTGATTGTCGCGGCGCTGATCGGTTACGTCTCTGTGACCTTGAACCGCGCGCTGGGCATTAACATCGAGGCGAAGCACCGGGATGCGCTCCAATCGGCCCTGGTCAATGGTATCGGTGCCGGCATCGCAAAGTTGCGCGAACCTGCAGACAATATCGGCATTGATGTAAAGTCCGAGGTCATCGCAGATGGCATCAGGTATGTGAAAGGCTCTGTCCCGGACGCAATCCGCTTTTTCGGTCTGACTGATGACCGGCTACGTGAATTGCTTGAAGCAAAGCTCGGGCTTGCCGATGACTTTGAGCCCGTTGAGGCCTTCGATGGTTGAGGCGTTAATTTCGTTCTTCGGGGGCCTTCTTCTCAATCTGATCCGGGGCGCCCTGAGCGATTACCGGCGGGACAAGGCCCTCGAACGCGCGGGGGCGGCGGAAGCCGCCCTTGTCACGGCAGACATCATTCGGGAGCGCACAAATGCGCAAAGGCAAAATGACATGGCTGATCGCGGCGGCGCTTCTGATGTTGCCCGCCGCCTGCGAGAACGAATTCAGGGCGGTGACGAGTAGCGAGGCACTCAGCGGGCTATGCCCGGCACCCACGCCCCCTGCCCGCCTCGCGACAATTCTTCAATACCTCGAAACCGCGCCGCCCTCGGACGGGCTTGATGTGCTGGCTACCGAATGGGAGCGGCTAGACGACGGCGCGAGAAAGGCTCGTTAACACTCATGGATTTCTTTCGCGATCAGGCGGGCTTTGCCCTCGCAATAATCGGCGGGATCATCGTCTCGATCCTCGCCTCGGAAAAGCATTCGCTGGCAGTTGCGTCGGCCCGCATTTTCGCAGGCTTGTTCTGTTCGATATTTCTGACCGATCCAACAATCGACTGGCTGTCTCTTGATAGCCTGACCTATCGAAACGCGGTCGCTGGTCTGTTGGCCATGACCGGGTATGCCGTCACACGCTTTGTCGTCAACATCAACAAGGCAACGATCCTCGAACTGATCCGCGCCATACGGGGCTCAAAATGAAGCGTTTTCTTCAGTCTCTTGAGGTGGGGGAGAAGGGGCTTTTGCTCCTGATCTTTGTTCTGTTCGCAGCGCTGATGATCCACAGCGAGGCCGCCGGACCTGAAAAGCCAAAGAAACGCTTACACGCCCCCACCTACAATATCCCATATCAGAATCATGCCTCCGGCTCATGAGGCGAAATCGCGCTCCCGGACCGGCTCGGCGGCATGGTCCGGTTGCAGTGCGGCGTCCGGACGGGTTTGACAGCAGCCCGTCCGGATAGCCGGCACACCGATTGCGCAACAATGCGCAATGGACAGATCACAGGTTGCCTTCTGCCAACGACGCGGTTTAAGCTCAGCAGGCCTTTCGAAACCACTTGGACGATCGGCATTTGATGAAATGATTTCGCCTGACTTAATTGATTAGAAGGGATTTTCTATGTTCTATAAAGATGAGACGCTGGCGCTGTTTATTGACGGTGCAAATCTCTATTCAGCCGCGAAAGCGCTAGGGTTTGAAATTGATTACAAGCTTCTAAGGCAGGAATTCATGCGCCGCGGGAAGCTGACACGAGCGTTTTACTACGCTGCGCTTCTCGAAAACGAAGAGTTTTCGCCCATTCGTCCTCTGGTCGACTGGCTAACCTACAACGGGTACAATCTGGTCACCAAGGCTGCAAAAGAGCATTTCGACAGTGAAGGGCGTCGAAGAGTAAAGGGCAACATGGAAATCGAGCTGGCTGTAAATGCCATGGAGCTCGCACCCCATATTGACCATGCTGTCCTCTTTTCGGGCGACGGCGACTACTGCCGCCTGATCGAAAGCTTGCAACGTCAGGGCGTGCGCGTGTCAGTAGTGTCAACCATTCGTTCCTCAAAGCCGATGGCCAGTGACGAATTGCGGCGACAGGCTGACAACTTTATTGAGCTTGATGAGTTGCGCGACATTATCGGTCGACCAATACGCAATCAGAATGGCAGCTGA